TATCCGTACAGACACTCAACATGGTTATGAGCTATCTTGGAACAAAACCTTTTCAAGAAGTATTTCAGATCATTGAGGCGGTGCAAAAAGAAGTGAATGCACAACAAGCTGAAACACCGAAAGAGTAATCATGGATGATGTTGAAACCCGCATTGCTGTTCATGAAGCCATTTGTGCTGAAAGATACAAACGCATAGAAGAGTCCTTAGATCTAGGAGAAAAGAGGATGACAAAAATAGAGTATTTACTCTATGGGGTTATGCTTTGTGTCTTGCTTGGACCAGGCGTTGCGGCTGAATTCATCAAGAAAATCTTTGGGATATAAAAATTGACCCGTTTACCCTCATCGCCACCGCCAACATTGCCTTCAAAGCAATCAAGCAAGGATGTGAGATGTTCCGAGAGGGACAAGCCATTGTCAAAGACGTTGTCAAGACGGCTAACGAAGTCAAGGCGATTGGCAAGGAAATCGGTGGCATTTTTGGTTTTTTCAAGAATTTATTTGTTTCTAAAGAACAAGAAAGAAAACTTGAAGATTTAAGACCTGTTAAACAGGCTAAAAAGAAAGCAGATGAGTTTGATCCAACAGCTTTGTACTCTGAGATCAGCAAGAATTTGACAGCGTTCTACAAGGCTTATAACGCTCTCAAGATGCATATTGCGGATGAGGAGGAAAAGTCAAAGACTGTTTACGATCCAAATGGGGATCAGACAGAAAGAGCAATTAACAGGGTTCTTGCAATGACCAGAATGGAAGAGATGCAAGTAGAACTAAGGGAGTACATGATTTATCAAGTGCCCCCTGAACTGAAGGATTTGTACACCCGTGTGAGGGAAATGATTGGAACTGTACAACAGGAACAATTGGTTGCTAGAAGGGCTTATTTTCGCAATAAGAAGAAAATAGAAGAGGAAATTGCAGAAAAAAAGCGAAAAGAGTGGTTTAAAGTGGCTTGTACTGTTGCAATAGCGTTTGTGGCAATTTACTTAATGGGTTTTATGTGGGCACTTCATCAAGTGAGTCATGGGCGTATGTACTGATCATTGTGATATTGGCATTGTTGTTTGTTTTGATTATTCCTGTTCTTGGTTTCATGTACATGGATATTCGTCAAGAGAGAATTTTGATGGAGTCCAACATTAAAAGAATAGAAAAGCTGAAAAAAGAAATAGAGGCTGAGAAGGAAAAATAATGTTTAGTTTAACGAATCCTTGGATATTGATAGGTATTTTGTCTGTGGTGATCAGTAGTTACTTCTATGGTCACCATCAGGCGTATATTGAGCAAGAGGCTGAGGTGGCTAGACTGAACTTAATTGAGCGTGAAAAAGAAGCCGAGATGGTTAAAATAGCCGATAACCATGCAACTGAATTAAGGAAAGCAAATGATCAAGCTAAAGCCGAGATTACTAAATTACAGTCTGATGTTGCTAGTGGTGCTATACGGTTGTCAATCGCCACCCGCAGCATTCAAACCAGCTCAGATACCTCCCCTACCTCTGGAAATACAGAAACAAGATCCGAACTTGACCCAGAGGCTGCTAACGCTCTTATCACCATCGCCTCAGACGGAGACAAAGCCATCCGTTCCCTCAACGCCTGTATTGACATCTACAACGAAGTAAGGAGTAAACAATGAAAAACTGGACGCTAAAAGGATGTGTAACTATGATTGCAACTCTCTCCTTGATGGGGGTTATTGCATCAATGATTTGGATGTTTGTCCAAGCGGTGCTTGATCCAACTGTAGATGACAAGATTGTTTTTGATATTGTTGGACCTGCTTTTCAGTCTATCTGTGGTGGGTTCTTAGGTTTAATTACAGGTATACATATTGGAAAGGCACAAAATGAATCTCAGTGAAAACTTTACACTAGAAGAGCTAACCCACACTGATCATCGTGAGTTGGATAACACACCTACAGATCATGAGAAGTGCATCATAGATGGTAAAGAAGAAATTATTGATGCCATAGCTAACCTGCCTCGTTTAGCCGCTTTTCTAGAGGAAGTTAAAAAGGTGCTTGGTGGTAAGCCAATTATGGTTAACAGTGCCTTTAGGTCTGAGGCAGTTAATAATGCGGTGGGTTCTAAGAATACATCTGATCACAGAAGAGGCTGTGCAGCGGATCTACGAGTTCCAGGCATGACACCAGATGAGGTCACCAAGGCAATTATTGCTTCTGATCTGCCTTACCAACAAGTTATCCGTGAATTTGACCGTTGGACACATGTGTCGATGGTTACGCATATTGGCGACACACCCAAGAAGTCAAAGTTGATTATTGACAAATCAGGTACACGAGTTTATGCGTAATGAGTTGGGGTGACTTTTTTCCCAATACCATTTAAAATAGGGGGAAAGGGGTAATTATGACTGTATCCAGTGTGAATCCATCATGGGTGATGACTTATAGCAGTCTAACATCCATTGTACTTCAGTATTTGGAGCGTAGTGACACGGCTGTTGTAAATGCCATTCCTACGTTTATTACACTAGCTGAGTTTGAGATTGCCCAAGAAATCAAGACTTTAGGGCAGTTACAACTTGTACAGTCTCAAGTATCTATAGGAAACCCAGTCTTACAAAAGCCCGCTAGATGGCGCAAGACAGTATCACTAAATATTACTGATTCTAGTGGTAATAAGAATCCAGTATTACTACGCAAGTATGAGTATCTGACTAATTATTGGCCCAACAATACATTGACTGCTCAGCCTTTGTATTATGCAGATACTGATTGGGATCATTTTTATTTAGCTCCTACACCAGATCAGGCTTATACCTTTGAGTTGCTTTATTATGAAAGAATCCAGCCATTAAGTAGCACAAACCAAACAAATTGGTTGACACAGAATGCTCCAAATGCAATGTTATTTGGCACTTTATTACAGGCTGTGATGTTCTTAAAGAATGATCAGAGAACTATTTTTGAGCAGAAATATCAAGAAGCTATACAAGCACTCAAGACTGAAGATGTCTCTAGGGTTGGAGACAGACAGGCTGTGGCAGTAGATAGCTAAAAGGAAACAAAATGACAACCTATGTTAATCCCTATACTGGTCAAACAATTGATCCATCTCAAGTTGGCTATGAGAGCATAACTCTTAGTCAGACTACATTTTTACAGTGGCCCATCAATGGTACGACTGCTGGGGGTGTAGTTGCTAACATCATGGAAGTAACTGCGACCGCTAGTGGATTGTTGTTGGTTTTACCTACTGCACTTCAGGTATCAGTTGGACAGGCATTTATTGTTAGAAACATAGGAACATCAGGAAACTATTCATTTACAGTTACTGATAGTCTTTCTAATACGATTGTCAATATACCTATATCATCATCAGGAACAAACTCTAATACTTACTATATTTATCTAACAAGCAACTCTACAACTCAAGGTACTTGGGCTAGTGTTGCGATGGGTATTGGTACATCCTCTGCGGTAGCTGGAACTCTAGCAGGTCTAGGTCTGACTGCTATTAATAATACTTTAAATGAATCTACCCCAATAGCTCAGTTTTCAGCAAGTTATCAATTCCAAACTTCTGATAGAGCATCTTTATATGTGTGGACTGGTGGGGCAGGGACTGGTACTCTACCTTTGGCATCTTCTGTAGGAGCTGGGTGGTTTGTTATTGTCAAGAATGATGGTACTGGAGTTTTAACGATTGCAGCATCGGGATCAAACTACATTGACTCAGCGACTACTACATCTGTACAAGTTCAAATAGCTAGTTCAAGTGTATTTGTAACTGATGGATCAAATTGGTTTTCTTATGGTTTAGCTCAGAATAATGTATTTAATTACACGCAATTATTGTTAAATGTGACTGGAGTTGGGTCTACATACAACCTAACCGCAGCTCAGGCTAAGAATGTCATCCAAGAATACACAGGTACTTTATCTCAAAATCTATTAGTGACTGTTCCCCCAACAGTTCAGTTATATTCATTCCAAAATAAAACATCTGGGTCTTATACGCTGACATTTGGAGTTTATGGGTCTAGTGGTACAACTGTTATTGTCCCTGCGACCACAGCTATTTTGGCTATATCTGATGGTACTAATGTATACAATGCCAACTCAGCTTCAAACAGTTTTATTCAGCTTTTAACATTAGGTAGTGGTTCTGTTACTGCTCCATCTCTTACTTTCCAATCAGATACATCTACTGGACTTTATCTAGGTGCTACTGGGCAACTAGGGGTTGCGGTATCTGGTGTGCAAGGATTTACTATATCTACTTCAGGAATGAAAGTTCCTGTTGGAATTAATGGTGGGTCATTCTAATGACTCAAAAAGTTGTAGTCCTTCAAACAGCCGCTGGTATCCAACGGGATGGGACTATCTTTGCCTCTCCATCTTATGTAGATGGTCAGTGGGTTAGGTTTCAATATGGCAGACCTAGAAAAATTGGAGGCTATTACGGATCATTTTTGAATGCGATGGATATCAGTAGAGGGATGATCATCCAATCTCAAAATGGTCAGAGTTGGGTTATTTCAGGTTTTGCCAATGGGCTACAACAATGGATCATTGCGAATGATCAAGCCATAGGTACTGGACCTACATCTATTTTGCCTCTTGGACCTTTAGGTAGTGTAACAATCACCAATCAAGGTGGAGCATATACCAATGGTACATATACTGGAGTTAGCATTACTCCTGCAAGTGGACTTGGAACAGGCGCAACAGTCACGGTATATATCAGTAGTAACCAAATCACAACTTTAACAATTACGAATGTAGGTTCTGGGTATGAGTATTCAGATACATTCACAATATCTGCTGCATCTATTGGAGGTACTGGATCTGGGTTTATAGGTACGATCAGTTCTATATCTTATTACTCACCGAATGCAAATACTTTATGGCAATTTGATTCAGGGTATGATCCAGGTGGTACTGGTAATAACAATTTAATAGCTCACCCAGGACAAAATCTACAGTACATAGATAGTACAACCAATACAAGACCTTTAATTGGTACATTTACTGGCTCTACTCTGAGTGCGGTTGGGGTGTTTACAGCCTCTGGAACAACCACCAGTGGGTCTGCAAGTATAACTTTTGCAACAACTATAGTAGCCATAGGACCAGGTGTTTTAGTATCTGGTACAGGTATACCAGCTAATGCATATGTTGTATCAGCTACAACATCAGGAGGAGTGTGGACGGCTACTATAAGTGCCAATGCTACAGCCTCTGGAACTGTAACATTGACATTTGATAACAACATTAGTGTGTCTGGTGGTGTTGTGATGTTGTACCCATACCTTTTTGTGTATGGTAATAATGGACTGATTCAGAATTGTTCTGCTGGTAACTTTAATAATTGGACATCTGCGGACTCTAATGCAAACAATGTATCTTCTACTAAAGTTGTCAAGGGATTGCCTCTAAGGGGCGGTACAACCTCTCCATCAGGCTTATTTTGGACACTAGATTCTTTAGTGAGAGTATCTTATGCTCCTCAAACTGTGGGGACATCTAGTCTGTATTGGAGATATGACATTGTCAGCCAACAGACATCTATATTGAGTAGTTCATGCGTGATTGAGTATGATGGTATTTTTTACTGGGCTGGTACAGATAGATTCTTGATGTATAACGGTGTTGTACAAGAAGTTCCAAATGCACAAAATCAAAACTGGTTCTTTGATGGATTGAACATCAGCCAACGTCAAAAGGTATGGGTAAGTAAAGTACCTAGATGGGGTGAGATATGGTGGTTCTACCCAAGGGGTACAGCTACTGAATGTAATGATGCAATTATCTTTAATGTGCGTGAGAAGTGTTGGTATGACGCAGGTTTGGCTGATGGAGCTAATCGATCAGCAGGAACATTTTCTGAGGTGTTCAGAAAGCCTATATGGGCAAGTAATGTTGCTAACTCAACAAGTAATTACACCCTTTGGTCGCATGAGCAAGGAACAGATCAAGTTTATTTGAATAATGTAAATGCAATCAATTCTTATTTTGAGACAAATACTTTAGGCTCTGATAATGGGCTAGTTGGAGCATCTCAGGGTGGTGATAACCTGTGGACAAGATTAGAGAGAGTTGAGCCCGACTTTGTCCAAACTGGCAATATGACAATGACTGTTACTGGTAAGGGTTATGCTGATGATACAGATCAAGTATCCACGCCTTATCCATTTACTCCTACTACCCTCAAGATAGACTTAAAAGAACAGCGTAGAGAGATGAGAATAAGATTCACAAGTAACACTCAAAATGGAAATTATTTCATGGGTAGAGTTATTCTCAATGTTGAGACTGGTGATGTACGTGGAACGGGATCACCATAATGTTGACATTTGACCCTAGAGGGATGACATGGGACTTATGGTGTGCCTCTATGGCTCAACAGTTTGCATCTAATCAATTAGGGACTTTACCTGAAGACAGATGGAGAGACTGGGCAAGTGGTATGCAAGGAATAGGATACTTTGTACAAAATGGTGTACCTGATCCTAGAGGATATGACAATTGGCAAGACTGGGCACAAAACCTAGTTGGCATTATGAACATAGCACAAAATCAACAGAGTATTTATTAATATGGCATTAGATACAACGCAATATGCAACTACAGTTTTAGGGCGAGGTGATGTTCCCATAACCACTTATGCTCCTGATACAACATTAGGATATTTAAATTCCACAATTGCTGCTATCCCTGGTCTATCTGATGCAATAAATGGTAGAAATGGAAATCAAACATTGCAAGATGCAATGGCTAACCCTACTCAATGGGTTGAGCAAAATCATTTGTTTAATGCCTTGGGCAATGGTGATCAGAATTCAATAGATGAAAGTTTTAAGTTTTTAGCATCTCAAGGTGTAGATGCAAACACGATTCAGAATGATTTAACAAACTATGCCAATTACATCCAACAATCTAGTGCTTCTGGAATGTTTGGCGATAGTTTTATTGGTAATGTATTAAATACTGTTACGTCTCCTGAGAATGTAGCAGCGTTAATGGCTAATGCGATAGTCCCTGGGTCTGGGGCATTGGTTAAAACTATTGAAGATGCTTCTGGTGGAAAGCAAAATCTAACAAATGATTTGGTTAGTATGGCGGTTAGTGCCTATAACCCAGGATCATCAACAACATCTAATATAGCAAGTAATATATCTAACTACACTGGTTTGCCAAGTGAGATTGCTAAGGATGTAACTACAGGTGCTTTGACGACCGCAGCTAGCCTAGCTCAAGGTCAAAATCTACAAAACTCCCTAGCTTCTGGAACTGTAGGTGCTATAAACATGGGACTGGGTGACGCTGCGGCATCAATCAATCCATATACAACAACAGGACCTGCTCCTGTAAGCACTATAGATACATCACAATTGCCTAGTGCTTTAAATGATATACCACCAACACCAACCAATGCACCGTTATCAGACACCTATGCATTATCAGGTACATCTGATGGATTGGGGTTAAAAGCAAGTTCAACAGATGGTTTAACAGCACCAGATTCACCAAATTTAACTGCTATGGGTGGGGGTCAAGGTTTAACTGTAGATACCTCTGGTGGCGTGTTATCACAAATGGGTGTAACTCCTCCAAATTCTCAAGTTGTAATGGGAGATCCAAACTCGTTTATCAACGATCCATCCGTTACTGGAGTAGCACAACAAACAACTGATCAACTGAGTAAGTTAGATAAAAGTGGTAACAATGTTATTACCACAACAGCAAACCCAGAAACTGGACAAGTTTCTACCATCCTTACACCTGCAACATTACCAAACAATCCATTAGCAGATTCAACAGTTGGTACATCAACTTCTACAGGAGGTAAATCAACCACATCTGGAGGATCAAGCCTTCCTAGTAGTGGATCGGGAACTCAAACAACTCAAGGTGGATTAGCCGCACTTAGTTCTGCACCATCTATGTTGGCAGGTGCTCCTGTTTATGGAACTAAATCAAACATAGAACAACCATTAACACAAATTTACTCATCTATAACTCCTGGAGAACAAAGTACTTCTCAATATAGTAGTACCCCAACACCACAGAGTCAAAGTGATATTGCAAACCAATTAACACCTGAATTAGTTCAACAACTGATAAATCAAAGTACTAAATTTGTAGCATCAGGAGGTTCAATAGATGACCAAATGATGGTCAAACCTATTAATACCACACCTAGGATGTTAGCAGCTGCACCAACAAATGAGTATTACAGCTCAATGGGTCAGAAACAAAACAGTAGGATTAATCCTTTAAAGTCTCTTTATGGGGGCATAGGAGCTCGTCCAACAACACCATTTATGGCTAAGGGTGGATTACCCTCAAAGTATGAAGAAGCGGCTCCTGAAGGGCATAAGCCTGAGTTTATTACAGGTTTGACTGGGTACTATGCTCAAGGAGGTGGTACAGGGCAATCTGATGATATTCCAGCGATGCTCCATCAAGGGGATTATGTAATGGATGCAGATACTGTAGCAGCCTTGGGGGATGGTTCTAGCAAGGCTGGGGCGCATACTTTAGAGAAGTTAAGAACAGAGATTCCACATCATACTCATGATCATGGAGATCCAGTACCAGCACAAATCGCTGATGGGGAATATGTATTCCCAGCCTCATTTGTCTCATCTCTTGGAGGAGGAGATAATAAGAGGGGTGCTGAACTGCTTGATAAAATGAGAGAAGAACTAAGAAAACACAAACGATCTGCTCCAAAAAACAAGATTCCCCCTAAAGCTAAGTCACCACTTTCTTATTTAAGAAGTGTGAAAGGATAAAAATGGCAAACCTCTTACAAAGTAATCAACAAGTACAAACTACTGCACCAGACTATTACACTAATTATCTTAGTGGTATTGCTAGTCAGGGGATGGCTCAAGTTGATCCAAATAATCCTAATGCTGCTCAATATGTTGGGGCTCAGCCACTTCAAACTCAAGCATTTGGTGACATAGCAAGTAGTGCTGGGTCTACGCAACCTACATTCCAACAAGGTCAAAATCTACTCAATCAGGCGGGTCAGCAAAATATTACAGGCGCAGGTGCTGGATATCTACAAGCAGGTACATCTAATAGCCCTTTAAATGCTTTAAGTCCATATGCACAGAATGCTATGGCATACACAGGTACTCAAGCAGGTTCTCAAGGTATTAACGCAGGAATGGGGATATCTGGTCTATCTTCTGCTAGTCCTTATTTGAATAATGCATCTAATGCAAACGCTGCTGGTGTTTCAGGTCAGTATGTTAACCAAGCAACTAACTTAAATACATTAGGTTCAGCTAATCCTTATTTGAGTCAAGCAGCGCAATCTGGCGGTATTAATTTAGCAAATCCTTATCTTCAGGCGGCAGCGACTAACAATCCTGGACAGATGGCTCAAAATTACATGAGTCCATACCTACAAAATCAAGTACAAAGTACTTATGATTTAGGTCAAAGAAACATTCAGCAAAACTTAGATCCACAAGCAACCGCAGCAGCTGTAGGTTCAGGGCAGTTCGGATCACAACGTGGAGCTCAAGTTTTAGGTCAAGTTAATGAACAGGCTCAACAAGACTTGAATAACACAATAGCAAATATGGAAGGTGCTGGTTATGGACAAGCATTAAATGCAGCAGGACAACAACAGAGTTTATTAGGACAATTGGGTAATACTGCGGGTACTTTAGGACAACAACAAGCTAATTTACTTGGAACATTAGGACAGACTGCTGGAAGTTTAACTGCTCAACAACAACAGAATTTAATTAATGCAGGTAATACTCAAGGCACATTAACCCAAAATCAAGCTAATTTAATGGGTCAGTTAGGTCAAACTGCAGGTAATTTAGCCAATACACAAGCATCCAATCTGATTACAGGTGGTACTAATCTTGGCAACCTTCAACAAGGTGCTAATACGATTGCATCTAATTTGGGATCAACTGCTGCGAATGCTCAGGCTCAACAGAACCAAGCAAACCTTACAGCAGGACAGACAGCAGGAAGTCTTGCAGCGCAACAAGCAAGTGCTCTGAATCAAGCTGGACTTGGTTTAGGAACTTTAGGTACACAAGCAGGAACTCAAAACCTAGCAGATATAAATGCTTTGGCTACTCTAGGCGGTCAACAACAGACTATTGGACAGAATCAGCAGTTGTTCCCTCTTAATAACTTATCTACACTTTCAGGAATGCTTAGAGGTTACAACATACCTACATCAACTACTACAACTGCTAATGGATCGCCATTATCTGGTTTAGCATCTTTAGGAACAGGTGCGGTAGGATTATTTGCAGGAACTGGTCAAAATGGAACAGGGCCAAGTTTATATAATCAAATGTTTGGTGGTAATGGCGTACCTCAAGGAGCTTTAACTAGTTTATACAATCAATTAACTGGTGGTCCAAATTTTTCAAATATTACATCCCAAGACTTAACCAACGCATCTAATGGTTCACAACTTCAAGGTAGTAATGATTACTCTACATAATTAGGAATAAAAATGACAACAAGTAGCTTACCAAAAAATTCTAGTTCAAGTCCATTAATGTATGATGTGTTGCAAACAGACTTGTCTAAAACAAATAGAGCAGGTGTTGGTGATGTTCCAGAAATCACCAAAGCAAATCAAGAAATGTTAGATGCTAGAGATCAATTTGCAAAAGCTCTAGAAGATAGGTATGCACAACCTAATTGGTTCAAGATTGCTGCTGGGTTTGCAAAGCCACAACTTGGTGGTTTTATGGCATCTCTTGGAAGTGCATCTGAAGCATTAGGAGAGAATGTTGAGCAACAACGTGCTATAGCTCCAACCATAGCTCAAATGAGATCAGAGACAGCGGCTCAACGTCAAGTTTTAGCTCAAAAGACAAAAGCTCAAGGTCTTTTTAATAGACTAATAAATAATCCACACGAAGTTACTCCATCTGCAATAGGAGAAATTTCAAATTATGATAAAGATCTTGGAAACATTGCTCAAGATCAATTAACCAATCAAAATACAATGTTTGGTCAATTAATGAATTCTGCAAGATTTGTTAAAGATATATCAGAATTGTATGCAAAATTTCCTCGTGATTTAATTGATAACAATCTTACATATATTAAAAGTCTTATACCTGGAAGTAGTGATAAAAAATCCACTGACACATCTTTAGAAGGTAAACCTAATAATGTTCCAACCTCACCTACTGGAGAAACTTCTGAAAAAAGAACTCCTATACCTGGCATAAATGTTAATTCATTACCTTATGATCTATACCAACAAGCTTTAAATACTCATATTGAAAAACAAACAAGTAAATATCAAGATTTAGCATCAACTACAGCACAACAAGCAATTAGTGGAAGAAATGTATTTGAAACAACTCAACAAATACACGATTTAGTTGCAGATCCACAATTAAAAACATATTTTGCAAAATTCGAACAAGGAGATCCCGCTGGAATATTGGGTATGATTGCAGAAAGACAAAAATTGTCTGATTCTCTTGCAGGCGCTCGTGATTATTTTATTCATTCTGATTTGGCAAATAAAAAAGATGCTCTTACTAAAGTAAATCAATTTGAAAGTTTAATGGGCAAATTACAAACTGATTTGCAGAATGGAGTAATAAACCCAACAGATCAAAGAACTATAGCTGAATTTAAGTCTTTACCAAAAATAACTAATACCCAAGATGCTTTTGGAAGAATAATGCGTTATATTGGTAATGAAGGTTTATTTAAGTATGAAACTCAATTAGCTTTACAAAGAGCTAAAGACAAAGAAAACTTTGACCCTAACTTTTTTAATTCACATGAAGAATTTGTAAAAGTTCTTAATAATGCAAATAAACGTAGAGATTTAATAATTAAATCACCATTAACAAGGGATAGACCTGCATTTATGCAAGGATCTATAGATGAAGCTGCATACAAAGGCAAAGACAATAATAAACCCTCGTCAACAAATGCAACTCCAATCAATAGAAAGATGACTTCATATGAACTCCGTCAACTAGCACATAATTAAGGTTACTTATGGAAAAATTAACTGATGATCAAAAGGCTATTATTCGAAAAATAGAATCAGAATCTATTAAAAATGGTGTAAATCCTGATTTTGCTATTGCGATTGCAAATTTAGAAAGTAATTTTGGTAATGTTCCTTCTGATGATAAAAAATCAACAGCTTTTGGGCCATTCCAAGTTAACAAATCAACAGCGGAAGCTAATGGTGTTGACTATGAGCAAATGAAAAAAAATCCTGATTTAGCAATTAGCACTGGTATACAAAATTTAGTAAGACATATAAAAAATCCAAACTTAATGTCAGTTAACCCTGATACTGGAGCTAAAGAGTTAGATCCTTTTAGGGTTGTAGCAGCTCATCGTTATGGAGAAAATTCTGATTTTGCTAAAACTGGAGATCGTAAATATTTGACACCAGAATTAAAAGATTACACAGCAAATATAATGGAACACTTCCCTGAAGGAAAATTTCCTGATACTTTATATACTGCACCTAAAGAAGAAAAAAATGATCAGCAAAAGCACAATCAAGTTTCTGATAATTCTCTTAGCATGGGATCTGTACCATTGGAAGGAAATGAAACAGAACAAAAAGAAAGTCAAAATTCAGAAGATTTTAATAAAAAATTAATGGCAGCTACATTGCCTAGTGCTGTAGGTGCTACTGTGGGTGCTGTCAAAGCTCCGTTATTTAACGCAGCTAAGTCTATTTACAATGCTACGACAAATAGACTTTCAGGAAAAAATGGCACTGATACCTCAACTTCACAAAATGTAAGTAATGAACCTGAAATATCTGTAGAAGAACCTAAAGTTACAACACCAGAATCAACGCCAGGGGGTAAATGGGGGGAAGAAACAGGGTTTGGTATTGGCGAAGGATCAGTAGAAGATGTAAATAAAGCTTACAAAAGAATGGCTCCTGATAAAAGATCTAAAGTCGCCAGAACATATTTTGAAAAATTTGGATCTAGAGCTATGGATGAATTACGCAGCCAAAAAGAAATAAGTGATTGGTGGAAACAACATCATTCTGATGTTGACTTACAAAACAAAATTCAAGCTCAAAATAAAGCAATACAAGATTATAAAAATTATTTAATTTCAACTGGCAAATTAGCATCTGGGAAAATAACTGATGCTACTGATTACTTATCTAATTTAGGATCTAAAGTTTTAAATTCAGCTCCAGTAAAACTAGGATTGGGTTTAGGAGGAGCTGGTTTAAATGCTGAAAGTGCATATCAAAATTTTCAACAAAATACTCCTTTGGGTAATTTAGCTGGATATACAAATTTAGCTGGGACAGGAGCTAGTTTGGCAAGTATGTTGCCTAAAGTTGGAGGTCTTGCATCAAAAACTGTTGCACCATTGACTTATGGAGCTCAAGCAATAAGCGATTATGGAAAAGGAGATAAAGGTGGGGCAGAAGGGAACGCCTATATGGCTGCTTTATCTGCTTTGCCATTATCTATGGCAATCTCTGCTCTCATTCCTTCTCAAAATCTTAATAAAGGCGAAGAGGAAGATTTAAAACAAAGACAACAAATGCCTATGACAATCTATTCTGGTAAACAATAAGGGCTTGCAGTTGCCCATTTTTGCCCCCTCGTGTGAGGGGGTTTTTTTATTACTTATCTGCTAACTTCTCCATAGCTTTATCTATAAAGGCATTAGCTAACTTAACAAGATCTTCTTCAAGAAAGTTGTAGTTCTCAATTAGGTTAGCATTTATGAATGCTTGCGTGATTTCTTCTTTTGTTAGTATCATTGTTTTTTCCTTACAGAAGTTTTTAATGGGCGACCACGACGTTTAGGTGATTG